CTTCAAAATTTGCCCGTGCAGATAACGGCAAGGGGGTAGGTCCGCGATTGCTTGACATCAGTCGCACAGTGAACGCATGTGCATTGCATGCGTTGATTGCCGCGCGCCGGTTGTTCGCGTCTCGAGCCGCGGCCCAAAGCCAAAACGTTGCCAAGAGTGCAAACGCAAAAAGACTTGCCAGTCAGCAAAAAAGTGGCGTGCAGCTAATCCAGACAAGGCGAAGCAGAAGCAGCACCGACGCAGAAAAACTGGTGATGTTGGTAAGTGCTGCGATTGCGGGCAAGCGGTTGAGCGGTCTGGTCGTGGCGGATCGCTGCCTAAACGATGCGTCAGCTGCAAAAAGCAGCATCGCCGCGTTTCGCAAAAACGGAGGTTTTCTTTTTGGTGCCAGCATTGCGGTAAGCAATTTGCCTGTTGTCGAAAACAGCAAAAGTACTGCTCACCTGAGTGCCGCGCTCTCGGCCGCCGAAGAAGAGTACTTGCCTCTTGCGTCAATCCGGGGTGTGGCAAAGCGTTTGAAACTACGCGTGGCCGCCTAGCAAAAGGTCATCGCTTTTGTTGCCGCGAGTGCTCCTACCATGACTTGCTTGTCTGCCAAAACCCAGCATGCGGACGCAAGTTCCGCATGAAGCATCGCACAAAAGACGGCTGGAAAAACAAAGGCAAGTACTGCTGCCCGGAATGCTACAGAGACCACCGCTGGGGCGTTGATCGTCCACGCATGCGTCGGAGCAAATCAGCCCGCAGTTCGGCTTCGCGAGGCGCTCTGGCGCGGTCCCTTCGCAAGAGGTGCAAGGTTTACGAAGTCACGTTTGACCCAGCTTGCACTCGACAAGCGGTGCTAGAGCGTGACGGCTGGTTGTGCCAGAAGTGCGGCATTCTGTGCAATAAAGAATACGTGCTGCACGCAGAGACCTACGTGCCAGACTTGCGAAACGCTGAGCACGACCACATTTGGCCGCTGTCGGTTAAAGGAAGCCCAGGCAATGTGTTTGAGAATTCGCAGTGCCTTTGCCGCAAGTGCAATCTAGCCAAAGGCGACACCGTAGAGGGCCAGCTGCGGCTGTGCCTGGAGGAGGAAGCATGGGGAAAAGGGGTCCGCGTCCGCAGCCAACACAGCTCAAGATCATGCGTGGCAACCCAGGCTGTCGGCCACTCAACAAGTCGGAGCCGCAGCCGCCAGCCGATGGCGTTGTGATGCCTTCGCACCTTGGCGAGGTGGCAGCCGCTAAGTGGGGCGAGCTGCTGCCGCTGCTCCAGGCGGTCAAGGTAATGACGCGGGCCGACATTGAGGCGTTGGCCCGCTACTGCGATACCTACGAATGGTGGCTTGCCACCCGTGCAAGACTCAAGAAAGAGGGCGACACGTACCCGATTTTGAACGACAAGGGCGAGATTAAGTACATCGCACAGCGCCCTGAAGTCTCGATAGCCAACAAGTTAGCGGCCCAGCTTCGCCAGCTAGAGAGCGACTTTGGCCTTTCGCCAGCGGCCAGAACGAGCCTAAAGGTTGAGCCGGATGCCAAGGAAGAAAGCGTCCTCGCCAAGTTCCTTGCCCGCCGCCAGAAGGCGTGAGTGGGTAGAGGGGTTTTCATACGACCCGGCAGACCCTGAGCTCATCATTGAGTTTCTTGAGGGTGTCTGCGTCCACACGAAGGACGGGGCAACGGCCAAGGCAGGAGAGCCCATCAGGCTTTTGGATTGGCACAAGGAGGAAGTGATTAGGCCGCTCTACGGCTGGAAGGACAAAGACGGCCGGCGAAGGTTTCGCGTCGCATATTTTGAAGTTCCGAAAAAAAATGCCAAGAGCACGCTGCTGTCGTGCTTGGCGATCTGGCACCTAGTCATGGAGGGCGTGGGCGAACTGGGTTGCATCGCAGCGAAGGACCGCAATCAGGCCGGCATCATCTACGACGAGACAGCCAAGATGATCATGGGATCGCCAGAGCTTCGCGGACTGCTCGAGGTGATCGACAGCCGAAAGACGATTGTGAACCGCAGCAACAACAGTAGCCTGCGGGTCATATCGCGTGATGCCGGCTCGGCCGAAGGCCCGTCCTATTCGTTTGTGTTCTTTGATGAACTGCACGCCCAGCCCGACAGAAAGCTTTGGGAAGCACTTCGCTACTCGGGCCGCTCTCGCCCGCAGCCGCTCATATGCACTATCACGACGGCCGGCAGCGACCGGCAATCTATCTGCTGGGAACAGCACGAGTACGCCGAGCAGGTGATTGCAGACCCGGGGTACGACCCACGCTTCTACGGGCGGATCTGGGCTGCCAAGAAAGACGTAGACGATTACTTCTCGCCCGCCGTGTGGCGGCGATGCAATCCAGGCATGGGCGTGACCATGACCGAAGAGTCCTTTGCGGCCGACGCGACTGAGGCCCGCAACAAAAGCACAAAACTCAACGGCTGGCTGCGTTACTCCTTGGGAATTTGGACAGAAACCAGCAACCGATTCCTAGACCCTGACAAGTGGGCCGCGTGTGCGCTGCCGCCTCCTGTGCCGCTAGCCGGCCGTCCATGCATCCTTGGCATGGACTTGTCAAAGAGCACAGACCTGTCCGCTGTGTCGGCGTTGTTTCCGCACGACGATGGGACTTTTGACGTTGATTGCATGCTGTTCAGCCCACGCGACCTAATCATGGAACGCGAGCGAACAGACCGCCAGCCGTTTCAGCACTGGGTGAATGAAGGGTGGATTACGGCGACTAGTGGCAACGTGATCGATCACGGCGTGATACGTGAGTACGTGCTGGAGTACGCCAAGAAACACCAAGTTGAGCGGGTGCTGATGGACATGTCGGGAGCCGTGCAGCTGGGTGTAGAACTGCAAGGGGCGGGACTTTTCGTGGAGTCTATGGGACAGGGCTTTCGGGCTTTATCAAGCCCTACGAAGCTGCTTGAAAGTTTGGTGCTTCAGCAACGGATACGGCACAGGGGCAACCCGGTGCTGAGTTGGATGGCAGCAGGAGTGACTGTCGAAACCGGCGCTTTTGAAGACATACGCCCTGTCAAAAAGAAAAGCACCTGCCGCATTGATGGAATTGTGGCACTCATCTTTGCCCTTGGTGGATGGGAGGCCAACAGCGTGCGAAAGGCCGCCGAGCAAAACTGGGACATCACCATCATATGAGCACGCTGACCGACTACCGGATGCACGAGCTTCGCCACTGGGACTACGACGGGTACTCAAGCAACCGGACGCCGTCTGGCATCCGGGTTAACGCCGACAACAGCATGGCGTGCTCGGCCTACACGGCCTGCATCCGGGTCATCAGCGACGCTGTCAGCTCGCTGCCGCTGCACCTGTATGAGCGGCTGGCCAACGGCGGCAAGCGGAAGGTTACGGAGAACCCGCTGTACCGGCTGCTGCACACGCAGCCAAACCCGTGGCAGACGGCCCAAGAGTTTCGGGATTGGATGACCGGTCTGTACCTGCATTACGGGGCCAGCTACGCCGAGATCCGTGGCGGCGACCGTGGCCAGGTGTCTGAGCTGTGGCCGCTGCACAGTTCTCGTATGGAAGTCGAGCGGCTGGAAAACGGGCAGCTGCGGTACAAGTACCGTGAGCCCGACACCAACCGGTACACGATCTACCGGCAGGACCAGATCTTTGCCCTGCGGTTTACGACCGAGGACGGGTTTACGCCCGTGCCGACGTACAAGACGTTTGCCAACGCCATCGGCCTGGCCCAGGCGCTCGAGGCCCACGGGTCCACGTACTTCGGCAACGGGGCCCGGCCTGGCATCGTGCTGGAGAGTGACAACGTAATCCCGATTGAGGCGGCCGAGCGTCTGCGTGAGTCTTGGGAGCGAATGCACAGAGGCAGTGACCGGGCTCATAGAACTGCAGTCCTTCCCAACGGCGTCCGTGCCAAGGAACTCAGCGGCAGCAATGAGGCGGCCCAGTTCTTGGAGACGCGGCAGTACCAGGTCATTGAGATTTGCCGGGCGTTCCGTGTGCCGCCGCACATGATCCAAGACCTGACGCGGTCGACCTACAGCAATATCGAAGTACAGGGGACTGAATTTGTCCAGCACTGCCTGCTCCCGCACCTGAAGCGGTGGGAATCGGCTATTGCTCGTGATCTCATAGAGGACGACGCGCGTTTCTTCGCAGAACACAGCGTGTCGGGCCTGCTGCGTGGCGACCATGCCAGCCGGTCGGCCTACTACGTGTCGGCCCTGCAAAACGGGTGGATGACGATTAACGAGGTGCGTGAGCTGGAAAACCTCAACCCGATCGGTCCAGAGGGAGACAAGCACTTCGTGCCGCTGAACATGACCACGCTCGAGCAGGCCGCTGCCGAGCCCGAGCCGATGCCGGCCGAGCCGGCGATGCCACAGGAGCCTGTTGCGCCGCAGCCGCCGGCCAACGACGAGGACGGCGACACGCCAGAGCAGGACGACGACAACGATGGCGTATGAGGACATTAACTTCACGCCGCCCGATGGCGTGAGAGAGGAGGCGGCCAGGGGGCTTGAGTGGCGAAGAGAGTACGGCCGAGGCGGCACGGAAGTCGGCGTTGCTCGCGCCCGAGACCTGAGCAACGGAACGACGATCAGCGCCGAGACTGCCAGGAGGATGAAGGCGTACTTCGACCGTCACGAGATCGACAAAGAGGGTGATGGCTGGAGCCCAAGCCAGGACGGCTACCCGAGTGCGGGCCGAATTGCGTGGGCTCTGTGGGGCGGCGATCCGGGCCGCTCGTGGGCCGAGAAACTGGTGCGACAAATGAACGCCGAGGATGAACAGAGGAGCAGAACCATGGAACTTGAACGCCGCTGCCTGGACTTCGACGAGCTGCCCGAGGCCGAGCTGACGATTGAGACGAGGGGCGACGGCCGTGAGGTGATCACCGGTTACGCTGCGGTCTATAACCGATTCAGCCTGCCGCTGCGGGAAGGCGGGTCGGCCTTCCGGGAAATCATCCGGCCGGGGGCGTTTGACAAGATTCTGAACCGGCAGCGTGGCCGGCAGGACGTGGTGGCGCTGCTGAACCACGACAGCAACCTCATTCTCGGCCGCACGTCCTCGGGCACGCTCGAGCTGTCGAGCGACGAGAAGGGGCTGCGGTACACGGTGACGCCGCCCGACACCCAGGTCGGCCGGGACACCCTTTCCCTGATCCGTCGTCGTGATTTGCGTGGCAGCTCGTTCGCGTTCGCCGTGGACGAGAGCAAGGGTGCCAACTGGTCGAGCGACGAGCAGGGGGCCATCCGGGAGATCCGAGAAGTGAGCCTGCTGGCAGACGTGTCAGTCGTTCTGACGCCGGCGTACCCGGCCAGCAGTGTGGCCGTGGCCCAGCGGTCCTACGAAGCGTGGCTTGCCAGCCAAGAGACAACGGAGGACATTGCGGCCCCGCTTGCCGAGCGTTCGGCCCTGCGAGGCGTCGCCCAGGCGTGGGCCGCCCTCCTGCGACTTAAAAACGTATGAGCGAACAACCACGCTGCACCTGCGGTGAGCGACTTCGCACCAGGTCGAGCCGGCCCGTTGGCGACGAGCGGCAGCGGTACATGCGCTGCCCACGCTGCGGCGCTCGTGCGGTGGCGTTTGTGAAAACAACACATTCCGAAGTGCGTTACTGCAAGGCACCCCAGCCTCGCCCGTAGCGTGAACCCCAGACGGCAATCACGCCTCTGGAGAACACGCACATGGATCGCCTTTCCGCCCTTCGTGCCGAAGCCGCTGACGTTGCCGAGCGCATCGAGACGCTGTCGGCCCTGGAGTCTGACAGCAAGTCGGACATTGACGCCCGGAACCTCGAGCTGTCGGGCCTGACCGACAAGGCCAAGGATCTGGCTGGCAAGATCGAGTTTGAGGCGAAGGTGGCCGACTCGGCCCTGGCCCTGCGTGCGGTCGCTGACCGCTGCAAGCCGGCCCCCGAGGTCGTGCGTGGCGAGGCCACCCGGATCGAGCCCGTCTCGTACCGTGGCCGCCTGAAGGCGTTCCCCAACACGGAAGAGGGCCGGCGTGACGCCTACTCGTTCGGCAAGTGGCTCGCCGGCTACGTGCACGGCGACGCCGATGCCAAGCGGTGGTGCCAGGACCACGGCGTCGAGAGCCGGGCGCTGGGCGAGGCGACCAACTCTGCCGGCGGCGTGTTCGTGCCGGAGATCGCCAGTGGCCAAGTCGTCCGCCTGGTAGAAGAGTTCTCAGTGTGGCCTGCGGCCATGCAGAACGTCGCCATGCCCAGCGACACCGTCACGGCGGTGAAGCGGCTGTCTGGCGTGACGGCGTCGTGGACCAGCGAGAACGCCGAGATTGCGGCCAGCGATCCCTCGGCCACGGACATCAGGCTCGTGGCGAAGAAGCTCACGGTGTCCACCCGTGTCAGCAACGAGCTGCTTGCCGATGCGGCGGCGGTCGGTGACTGGGTTATCGCTGAGTTCGCCACGGCCATCAGCAAGAAGCTGGACCAGGCGGCGGTCAACGGCGACGGGACCAACAGCTACGGTGGCATCTACGGGATTGCCCCGAAGATCCTCACCAACGCCGGTTCGGTCCACACGGCCGACACGGACAACGACACCTTCGAGGAGCTCGAGGTGGCCGACTTCCTCGGTTGCGTCGCCAAGCTCCCCACCTACGTGACAAACCCGCGGTGGTACATCTCGTCCTACGGTTTCGCTCAGTCCATGCAGCGTCTGGACCTCGGGGCCGGCGGTCGGGTGTCATTCGAGAGCGGCACCGGGTTCCAGTTCCTTGGCTACCCTGTGACCATCTCGAACGTGATGGTCAAGTCCGGCGACCAGAGCGGCAAGGTCATGGCCCTCCTGGGAGACGCCAGCCTGGCCGGCATGTACGGCATCCGGTCGGCCTTTGGCACCAAGATCAGCACTGAGCGGTACGTCGAGTACGACCAGACGCTTTACCTCGGCCTGGCTCGTGCGGAGATGGTGTGGCACTCGCTTGGCTCGGCTACCGAGGCCGGCCCGATGGTCGCCCTCAAGGGTCATTGATCAATAAGCCTCCCTGGAGAACCTGACGAATGAACCACCTCGAGAGCACCAAGACGGTTGCCAGCGTCGGTGATGCCGACACTGCCACCAATGCGACCTTTACCCACAGCATCGACACGTTGGGCTACGACTACGCCAGCATTGATGTTGTGTTTGAGGCGTCGACGGCGACCGGCGACGACGTGGCCAATGCCCTGAAGCTCGGCCACTCGGACGACAACACGACCTTTGCCGACATCACCGCCTTCGTGGGCGGCGGCTCGGGCGGGTTCACGATCCCGACCAGCTCGCTGACTGGTGCGGCCAACGTCGTGCGGTTCAACGTCGACATGCGGGGCAAGAAGCGGTACCTGCAGGTCTCGGCGACCCCGGCCTTCGCCACGCGGGTCATCTCTCTGGCCCGGCTGGGCAAGGGCGACGTAGGCCCGGTCTCGGCGGCCGAGGTTGGCGTGGCGGCTGTCATCAGCGGCTGACGCTTGACACGATCCCGACAGTGAACGGCTGGTAGGGCAGACGCCTTGCCAGCCGTTTCGCTTTGGGAGCATCCATGAAAATCACGGTCGGGCAGTCTGAGGTTGACGTTCGCGTTGAGGCAGTGCTCAGCATGCCTCGGCTGTCGTTCACTGCCAATCACTTCGCCTGGGCTCAGGCGCTCATGCCGCTCGGCATTCGCCCCACCATGGGCACCGGCGTGTTCTGGGACCAGGTGAACACCAGGATCTTTGAGCAGTTCATCGACACGTGCGAGTACTTGCTGCTGATCGACTACGACAGCTTCTTTTCGCAAGCCGACATCGAGCACCTCTTTGCCCTGGCCCTCACGTTTCAGTGCGACGCCTTGGCCCCGCTGCAGACAAAGAGGGAAGACGGCAGGCCCATGCTGACGCTAAAGGGCTGTCTCGACAATCCGCCGGAAGGCGGCACCACGTCCGTGCCTCGTGAGTGGTTCCAGGCCCCTGTGCAGGAAGTAGACAGCGCCCACTTCGGCTGCACGATCCTGAGCACGGCGGCGCTGAAGCGGTGCAAAAAACCGTGGTTCTGGAGCAAGCCCGACCCGAGCGGCGGGTGGTCGGATGGCCGGCGAGATCCTGACATTTGGTTTTGGTCGAACTGGAGAGACAGCGGCAACAAGCTGTACGTGACGCCACGGGTGTGCATCGGCCACGGCGAGTATGTGGTGACGTGGCCCGGCAAGGATCTGAGCAAGCCGGTGTTTCAGTGGGCCAACCAGTACACGAGCACGCACAAGGCCCCTGAGTCTGCATGGAGTGCCCCGGAATGATGAAACTGAGACTGATACGGCCGTTTCGGGCGTACCGCACCGGCACCGTCTTGGACGTGCCTGGCGGCCAGGCCAAGGAGATGATTGCCCGAGGCTACGCCGTGGAGGAGAAGCAGCAGCAGCTGCTTGAGACGGCGGCCGTTGAGCCCGTGCTGAGAACCGCCGACGCCACGCCTAAGAAGCGGAGCCGCAGCAAGTGAAGTACCGCAGCCTTGTCCGTGCGACTGAGCCGGCCGTCGAGCCCGTGACGCTTGCCGAGGCCAAGGCTCACCTGCGGGTCGACGTGTCCGACGACGATTCCCTGATCTCGGCCATCATCAAGGCGGCCCGGGAGTTCTGCGAGGAGTACCTGGACCGGACGCTGGTTCACACGCAGTGGACGATGCGGGCCGACCGGTTCCCGTGGGAGTTTGAGCTGCCGAGGCCGCCGATGGCCCAGGCTGGCACGACGACGGCCACGGTGGTGACGTACACGCTAGAGACGCAGCAGACGGCTACGCTCAATACGGCCGAGTACCGGGTGGACCGGGCTGCCACGCCTGGCGTGATCCGCACTCTGTACGCCGGCACATGGCCTGGGCACCTGTACGACGAGAACTCGGTGAGCGTGACGTGGTGGGGCGGCTACGGCGGCGATGGCACCAGCGTGCCGGCGGCCATTCGGTCGGCGGTTCTCATGCTTTGCTCACACCTTTACGAACATCGCACGGCGGTTGCGCCAGGAATGTCCGAAGTGCCGCTTGGCGTTAAGGCCCTGCTAGATACGCACCGCTGGGGGAGCTACCGCTGATGGCACTGAACGGCCGCATCAACGTCGACGTGCTGTTTCACGACACGGACGGAACCACTTCGCTCAAGGTAGTGAGCCTGGAGGACTCGACCGAGTACACGACCGGCAAGGTAGTGATCGTGACGGGGACGGTTGGAACATCTGCGCAGTCAATCAGCGTTTCAGACTACAGGGATGCGGCCGGCGAGTCGGTCACGTTTTCTGCGGTCAACCGGGTCGCCTTGAACAGCTCAGGAAATGGCGTGCGGTATCTGCTCTCGTCTTCTCCTGAAATCATCGGAGTGGTAAGCGAAAGCGTGCCGGCTGTGGGTAGCGTTCCGGCTGCGTTTCCCTCGCTTTCTAACCATCGGCTCAGAACGACTGCCGGCACCGCCTCCTACACACTCGTCCTCTACGGCACATGATTGACGCCGGCAAACTCCGTGAGCGCGTGACGATCCAGCAGGCCACCGAGAGCCGCAACGCTCTGGGAGAGACCACGCTGGCCTGGTCAACGTTTACGGAACGCTGGGCAAGCGTGGAAGGCGTAACGGCAAGAGAGGCCCTCGGGGCCGGGCAGCTCGAGGTGAGCATCACGCACCGGGTCCGGCTGCGATATGTGGCCGGGCTAACGCAACAGATGCGTCTGCTGTGGCGTGGTCGCACGTTGGAGATCGTCAGCCTGCTTGAGCACAACAACCGCAGCGAGCACGAGCTGATCTGCCAGGAGACTCCCTGATGGCACAGGTCTTTGGGGTCGCTGGCCCGCTGATCAAGCTGGCCCTTGGTAAGGGCAAGGCTGCCCGTGCCGAGTTTTCGCTGCAGCCTTTGAACAGCGTCGTGGCGGCGCTGAAGCAGCTGCCTGCCGACATCAGCAACAAGTACCAGGCAAGAGCCTTGCGAAAGGCGGCAAAGCCAGGCAAGGAAGCCCTGAAAAATCAAGTCTCGCAGTTGGGCCAGGTCACGGGCAACCTGCTGGCCAGCGTCACCGACGTGACCCGCAAGTACACCAACAACCGGCAGCGGTTGCCCGTGACAGTGGTTGTTGTCGGGTTTCGCAGGCCGACAAACGCCAAGAGCCAAAAGATGGCGACGCCTGCGTTTCAGGGCGGCAGCGTGCTCAAGGGTCCGAATCGTGCGTACCATTCGCACCTCGTCGAGTACGGCACGCAGCGCCGCACGCCTGGCCGGACGCGCCGCACAAAGCGCCGGCGAGTTGTTCTTGGCGGGCGGATTCGCACAGTGGCGCAGTCGATCAAAGAGGCACCAGCCAACGCTCGTGGCGTTTTGTCTTCGTTCAAGTCACGAGGGCCTTTCATTGGCAAGGGCTTCTATCCAATCGACTTTGTTGCCCAGGGAAGCGTCGGCCCATCTCCAGCCCGCCGCCCGCTGGCGAAGGCCTTGGCGGCGTCACGCTCGCAGATGCAGAACGTGCTTGATGCCCAGATGAAAAACGCCTTGGCCCAGGCTCTGCGTGCGTACAACAAGCGGTTCAGTGACTTGGGGGATTTCCGGCCATGATGAAGAGCCCCGAGCAGGTGCTGATGCGGCAGCTGACGCAGCACCCCGAGACGGCCCGGCTGGTCGGGCTACGGGTGTTCCCGGTGCTGGCCCCAGTGTCGGCAAGCCTGCCGTTTGTCGTGTACCAGCGGTCCCAGATTGAGAGGAGCCAGACGCTGGCCACACCGCTTGGGCTGCCCCGGCTGTCGGTGCAGTTTGACCTGTACGCCGCTACCTACGAAGAGGGTCGGCAACTGGCCGACACAATGCGGGAAACTCTGGATGGGTGGACCGGTTCTGCGTACGGTGTAGTTATCAGCCAAACCTCGCTTGAGAACGAGCGAGACGGCTTCGTACAGCTGGACGGCAGCGAGCTGCCGCCGGTGTATCAGATCACTCAGACCTACGACGTTTGGTGGCAGGAGACTAAGTAATGCCGGGCACCACGCCTCATGCCGGTTCGGGTACGACGTTCGCTTTTGGTGGCACTACGTTCACCGTCACAAGCATCACCTACACCATCGGTGCCACCGGGGCCGCCGACCAGATCGACGTTTCCCACCTCGGCCAGACGACCGGCGAAAGCGTGGCCACGCTGGCCCGTCCGCTGGTTGGCTCGGCAGGCGACAGTGGCAAGACGGTGTCGATTGAATACATCGGCACCAACGTGATCGCCCAAAACACGACTGGCACGCTGTCCATCACCGGCGGCATCAGCGTGAGCGGCAACGCCACCTGCAACAGCTCCAGCGTGACTCTCACCGTAAACGACGCTATCCGTGGGTCGGCTGAGTTCCAGCTCGCCTAATCGCCAAGGGGGCCGCCCGTGGCGACTTACAGCACCGGCATCTCGGTCACGTTTGACGGCGTGGCATTCACTGAGGTGCAGTCTTTGGCGTGGAACTACGGCGGCAGTCTGCCGCGTGGTCGCAGCAGCAACTTCACCGACGAGCCCGGTGAGGTAAGCGTTACATGCTTGGGCACTGCCAACACGGGCATTGCCAGCTACGGCAAGCGGGATGACCTTGAGATCACTGGCGGCGGTGCGTCGCTGACTTGCAAGGCGGTGTACCAAGGAGTTGCCGTCGCGCCGCAGTTAAACGGTGTGACGCAGTACACGGTCACGTTTCGCATTCTCGACAACTAGGAGCCGCCATGGCTGATCTCACCATTGCCGACATCATCGGGGCCGACGACCTGAACATTCTGACCGTTAAGGTGCCGGAATGGAAAAAGGACGGCGAGCCGGGCACGGTCTACCTGCGACTGATGACCGTTGGCGAGCGGGACGCCTACGAGTGCGAGTGGCTGGCGAACAAGGAGAAGGGCGTGCCCAACTTCCGCAGCAAGTTCCTGGCTCGGTGCCTGTGCGACAAGGACGGCAATCGGATCTTTACTGACGCCCAGGTCGAGCAGCTCGCAACCAAGAGCGTGGCCGTTGTCGACCGTTTGTTTAAGAAGGCGATGAAGCACAACGCCATGAGCATGGCAGATGTGGAGGAACTGGCGGGGGAATGAACGCCCGGCCGTCGCTGCAGTTCGCCATGCGGCTGGCCGGGCATTTAGGCATGACGCTGGGTGAGTTGTTCCGGCGGATGGATAGCAGGGAGTTCACGCAGTGGCTGGCCTATCACCTGTACTACGAGCCAATCGGTGGGCACTGGGAGCAGACCGGCACGCTGGCCGCCGCCATGCTTGCACCGTACACGCCTCGAGGCAGAAAGATTGAGCCGGAAGACTTCATCCCAAAGCACAAGAAAGCACCGCAACACGAAACGCAGATTGCAGACGTGCTGAAACAAATGGCACGTGATCTCGGGCAGCAGTAACCATGGCAACCGTAGCACTGGGGTTTCAGATTTCCGCATCGGCCACGCAGATGGCCAGCGGCATTAATACGGCTGCGGTGGAGTTGCAGAAGCTGGGGTATGCCGCCAAGCGGACGGCGACCGACGTTGCCACGCTAAAGGGGATTGAGATTGGCCGGGTGTTCGTCAACTCGGTGCAGGCCGTTGCGAACACGTTTAACAGCTTCACGAGCGGTGCTGCCAACGCAATCGACGAGACCGCCAAACTGGCTCGATCGCTCGGTGTGTCTTACCAACAGCTCGAGCAGCTGCAGATTGCCGCCGACCTGGCTGGCGCTTCAAGCGACACGCTGGCTCGTGCTTTTACTCGGGCTCAGGTCACCATCAGCGAGGCGGGCCGGGGCAGCAAGACGGCACAGGAGGCACTTGGCAGGCTCGGGCTTTCCGTTACTGACTTGGAAGGCCGCACCAGCGACGTTCAGTTTCAGACGCTGGCCAATGCCATCGCACAGATTGCCGACCCCACTGAGCGAGCCGCCGCGGCAGTCGCCGTGTTTGGCAGGTCCGGTGCCGAGCTGCTGCCGGTCTTTGCGGAGCTCGGCGGAAACCTAGAGACCGCCGGAAGGTTTCTTGCCCAGTTCAATGGCGGCATCACCGACGAGCAAGCCCGAAAGGTCGAGGCGGTAAACGACGCCTTCACGCTTGTTGGTAAATCCATTCAGCAGGTCGCCGGCCAAGTGCTTGCTGAGTTGAGTCCGGTTCTGGTTGAGGCAGCGGATGGCTTCGTGGATTTCATTTCTAAAATTGACGTATCCAGCGTCGCGAACACTGCGGCAGGGGCTATCGAAACGCTTGGCAATGTGTTCAGCGTTCTTGTCCAGGTCATCGAGCCCATTGCCAACAACCTACTGCCGGCCATTGGGTTTGCGTTGGGGTTCATTAACGCTCAGGCGATCTCCACAGGCATCAGCACACTGGCTTCGTCTTTTGTCGCAGCCGCGTCGGCGTCTGGTGCCTTCTCTGTTTCGGCTGGCATAGCTGCGGTAGCAACAAACGTTCTTAAGCTGGCGATTCGTGGGCTGCTGGCATCTACTGTCATTGGCGCTGTGGTGGCCGGTCTCGGACTGCTGGCTGAGGCTGCGTTTTCTTACGCTGACGCCTCAAGCCAAGCGGCACAGAATCAGGGTGGCTCTCTTGAAGAAATTCGCACGGAGGCACAGGCAACTGCTCAAGCCTTTGCTTCTGCTCAGGGATCTGTTGCCGCATCCGGCGATGCCGCCGCCAAGGCTCTAGAGCAGGCCACCAAGGAGCTCGAGGCCGAGGAGCAGGCCGTCCAGCAGATCCTGAGCCGGCTGCAGGGCCAGGCCAACCTTTCGGTCAACGTGGCGTTGGAGTTTGGCAACGAGGGCTTTACCGCCGCCGTCGCTTACCAAGAAGCCATCCGCGAAATCCAGCAGCAAGTCGAGCGCGGGATTCTCAATGAGACATCGGCCGAGCGTGCCGGCGAAGATGCCAAGCGGGCCTTTGACCAAACGATCAACGCCCTCAAGGAGCGGCAGCAACTACAGCAGCAGCTCGCCGAGCAAGAGCGTGCCATTGACGAGGAAAGACTGCGTACGCTGAGCCGGGCCGACACCGGCCCGCTGCGTTTTGATGACATCCGCACGAGCTCTGGTGCTTCACAGCTGGCGGCGTTCAACCGTGAAGACCCGGCCGTTGCGGAGGCCGTGAAGCAGACCGCCGAGCTGCGAAAGATTCGCGAGAAGCTGACCGCCCTTGAGGCACCACCCGTCGACATTGTGGGCAATTAGCATGGCCGTCCTGGCAGTAAATGAAGTTTTGCCACGGGGATACTCGCACCAGTTCGGCGGCAGCCCGACAGCAAGCATGGTTTTCGTCGTGACAATGGATGGCACGACGCCTCAGCAGGAAATCATTAACGCTGTTGGCTACACGCTCGGCAGCACGCACCCTGAGTTTTCGTTTCTGGAGTGCAGTGGCATTGAGGTAACCGAGACCGACAAGTGGCACGCCGAGGTGTCGCTGGCGTTCTTTGTGAGACCGCTGGAATCTTCAGAGCCGGGGTCCGTCCCGTGGGCCTTGCCTGACGTGTGGACGTTTTCAACTGGCTCAGGGCAATCGGCTTGCACGACGCACTACCCAACGGCCAAAGACAACGTTCTGACGGCCCCCTTGATGAACAAGGCCAATGATGCATACGAAGGCATTGTCAAGTCTGAACCTGAGTTGAGGGCAACAATCTCTGGTTATCGCCAACTGTTTCCGGCAACTGACGCGACGCGGCTGACGGGCGCGATTAACGACGACATTTATGCTGGCGGTGCAAGAAACACGTGGCAGTGCGCTGGCATTAGCGGCACGCCTGAGCGGGAGGTTATTGGCGGGCAAATGCTGGAGTATTGGCAGATCACTGTGGAGCTGATCTATCGGCAGTCAACTCACAATCTGTTGTTGCCTAACGCTGGCCTTAACTACCTGCTCAATGGTCAAGCCAACAACAAGAGGCGGTGCTGGGTTATTGACGAGTCTGGCGAAAAGGTAGCAAGCGCTGGCCCGATGGCGTTGGCCGACAACGGCGACCTTAAGCAGATTGGTGCTGGACCGTATCCGCCTGAAATCCTTGAGTTTCGCATCTACCCCGAAGAAACGTTTTCCGTTTGGTTCGGCCTGCCGCCTGCCACGGTTCGTTTCAACTAGGAGCACCACATGGCTGACGTTTCGTACTCAATCAACGCCAACGCGACCAAGGGGCGCTTTGCTCAGTCGTTCGTTGCCAGCGGCGTCACGGCCAGCATGGACACGGCTGGCGTGATGGCCGTCACGCTGCAGCTGGGCACAACCAGCACGCAGATCACGACCACGACGATAGGTGCCTTGGGCTTGTGCTTTGCCCAGAGTCTGGCAACTGAGGCAACGCACACTGTTTCTTTTGGCCGCCTGAGCGGCACGACTCTGCATGAGACTGTTAGCCTGCGTGGCGGCGAGGCGGCTGTGCTGCGTCTTGCGGCTGGAGACTACGCTGCCAAGTCGGCTGTCGAAGGCTCCCGCATGGTGCTGCAGATCCTCGAGGGCTGATCTGTGGCTGACCGCGTCACGTTTACGAGGCCGGCTGCCGAGCGCATCGGCAAGGTTGTCAGAATTGTGGAAGCCGGCGACCGAACGGCAACGCCGTGGACGGTTGACGTGCGTGAGACTTCAGCACCAGGTGTTGGGGTCAAGTTCTGCTCATGGACCGCTACGTGGACGTACGCCCAAACGGCAACCATTACGTTTGACCCAGCAACAAATCAGACCGCCACAGCTACAAACGTCATCCTTGGAGTCGGGCCTGGCCAAGGATGGGTGGCCAAGAAGGGCACAGCGAACTGGTGCCTGATCGGGTTTGACATGACCAAGCAGCCCGGATACGCCAGTGGCGGCATTCAGTTGTTTGGCCACAACGCCAGCGCCGTCGCGCAGTGGTACAGCATCACTGAGTGCGCCACCGCTACCACATGACGCTTATTACATTCCAGGGCGGCACCGTCGTATTTCGTGACGGCCAAGTCGGTACAGAGCAGGCGTGCTGTTGCTCGGGCTGCTGCGAGAACGTGGTTTGGCACCGCGTGCATGGAGACTGTAACGGTCTGCCTGATGACTTCATCACCGCAGCCGTTGATGAAAACTGCTATGCGTATTACACATGGGACGACTGGGACTGTCAGAACGCTCTAGTCGGGCGGGACTGCGGTGCGGCAGGAGTGTGCAATATCTTTGCAAGAGTGAGGATCACAGGGAACACGCCAGGGCCGATTGAATATCTGCAATCCACGGGGCCGGATGTCTGGGGCACGGCGACACCGGGCGGTTTCTGCGACTGCGCCGATTCGTTTGGCAGCCTGTCTGTGTCGTGCGGAGAGGTGGGGGACTGCCCCGAAGGCATATATGTAAACGGGCCAGAGTTTACATGGGAGTGGAACTCAGGCTTGGGTGGGTGGGAACTCGTTCCGCCAGAAGATGGAGCGTCGGCAAATCAAGCGTGCCAAGACTTTGCCAACGCCAACGGGCTCGGGACCGGCGGTGTCGTTGGGCCTGCATTTGCAGGGGCGTTCGACGGTGAACAGGTCACAGTTCCTAGTTGCCTGTGCGGCTCATGAAAACAGTTGATCGTCAAAGTTTCGCTAAGGCAATGAGTCAGCGCGGCTACACGCTTGAAGAAATTGCTGCGTGCATTGTTAGCGAATCGGAAAATGAAATCACGTTTGATGAAACGCATCCGGCGTACCCTCGCAATCAAAAGCCTGGCCTCGGCGACATGGTATCGGCCGGGCTCTCTGCCATTGGCATCACGCCCGAGCGTGTGAGTGCGGCCCTGGGTGTGAAAGACTGTGGCTGCAAAAAACGCCAGCAGCAGCTCAACGACCTGGGCCGCCGCATCGGGATTGGTTGACACCGTCGCCATAGTGCGGGCGAAAGGACACGGCCGATGCCCGAGGACCACGATGTCACCATCGACGGTAAGCGTTGGCTCTTGCGGTTCACCAAGTTGACCGGTGACGCCTGCGGGTGGACGTACTTCGACAACGCCAAGCGGCCCCGGATCCTGATTGACGAGCGGCTGCGTGGCGGTGCCCGCCTGGAGACGATCGTGCACGAGCTGCTGCACGCGA